GTATACCAGTGGATGCAATCCAGGCATGTGGTACGGATGTGCTTCATGTGGTGGCGAGTTTTCCGATCACGAACGGAAACAGTATCGCGTCTATTTATAGGATAGCCGAGATACCTTCCAATTTCGTTCCGATAGGCGGAGAGATCACTTGTGATGGGATTACAAGTGTGAATGACGCAGATCTCGGTTTGTACGAGACGGACGAACATGGTGGGGCGGTTATTGATGTTGATGCGCTTATGGATGGTGGCGATATTTCCAGCGCTTTGGCGCCGGGTGCCGGACTTAACCCAATCTCTGCTGTTACAATCGCTAATCAGGATAGTGCGTTGTATACCCTGGCGAGTGATGTTTCCAGTGAGAGGCAGGCATACGTGCTTGCGCTTACAATAAACGCGGCGGCTACGGCCACTGGAACGGTTATTGTAAGACTGACGCTTGTTCGTAGAGAATATGTGTCGGCGACGTAATTACGATCCAAGGGAGAATGTCTGATGTCATGTTGGGCAGAGGGAACTTAGTTCCCTCTGCTTCTCCCCTTAAAAAGGAGCTATTATGACTGTATCCAATTCAGCAACAGACATCGTTAATTTGGCTCTGGACGTAATTAAGACTGAAAACATTAACGATGTAGAAATACCCGGGGATGATAAAGCCGCGGCGGTAGCGAATCGTTGGTATGACGATGTGCGCCAAGCGACGCTTGAAGGGTTCCCTTGGGTATTTGCTTGCACAAGAAGTGCAATACCTCTTAACGCAGCTGCGCCCGATTTTGGGTTCGATGATGCGTATGTACTCCCCAACAATTATCTTTCGTTAAATTTTATCAAGTATTGGGATTTCCCTCTTTCAAAATGGAACTATGTTATTGAGGATGGAAATTTATACATAGACAATAGCGGTGCCGAGAGTTTGAATATAGGGTATACTTTTGATCAAACAGTAACAGTTAAGTATAGCCCGGCCTTCAAAATGTATTTGGCATATTCGTTAGCAGAAAAAATAGTCTATAAGTTAACCGGGAATGCTGGTCTTTTGGGGAGGATCACTACTGGTAGGAAAACAGAACAGGTAAATGCGAAAGCAGTTAATGGAAAGGTCAATCCCCCAGTAGCGTATCGGCAGAGTAAGTTGCTTGAAGGCCGCCGGGTATATGGTGGATCGACCATAACCGGAAGATACGCGGGGCAAAATGGCCGAACTTAATGTACCCATTTATGATTTTCGGAACGGGGTTCTTTCCCTTAAACTGAAAGATCGCCCAAATCTCGACCTATACAAGAGCGGGGTTCTTGTTGGTGAGAATTTTTTGACTCAACTTCATGGTCCCACTACCTATCGGCCAGGGTTTGAATACTCTCGGCCTACTCGACGCAATAACATCGCACACTTTATCTCTTTTACTTTCGCTGATGACGAAGCGTATGTGCTTTCTTTTACTGAAGGTTACATGCGTATCTTTACTGATGGTGGAGTTTTAACTGAGGATGAGCTAAATATAACTGCGATCACTCAGGCATCTCCGGGCGTCTTAACGGTGGCTGGGAATACCTTTGCTGATGGAGACGAGATATACATAGAAGATGTAAGTGGCATGACTGAACTTAATGGTCAGTTTTTCTTAACTGTTAACGTAGTTCCAGGCACTTCTTTTTCTCTTACTGATCAGGACGGGGTAGCAATAGATACTTCCTTATATGGGGTGTATACTGCCGGGGGTACAGTGGCCCGTGTATATGAGATAGAGTCTCCGTTTGAAACTGCGGATCTACCTCAACTCAAGTTCGCTCAAAAAGCGGACATCATGTATATTGATCATCCCAGCTATGCTCCCCGGAAGATTACTCGGTATGGGGATGGTACCTGGACTTTGGCTACGTACGTTCGGACAGACGATCCTTTTGAACAAACAGTCATTTCTGCTATTACTCAGGCTAGTCCGGGGCAGGTTACTACGGTGGGAGCGCATGGGTACGAGGATGATTATGAAGTTCTTTTAGAAGACATAACCGGAATGACGGAACTCAATCATGTTGTGTGTACAGTAACTAAGATTGATGCTAATAATTTTACAATAGGAATAGATACCACAGCGTATACTGCTTATGTTTCTGGGGGAGTGTCTATTCTTGACGGGGATTGTCCAGCAACAGTAGGTTTTTATGCAGGGCGCGTATTTCATGGTGGTAGTAATAATGATCCTGATTTATTGTTCGGGTCTATGAGTCCTGATTCTACAGACGGGTCTACACGATACGAGGTATTTACAGTAGGTGCTGATCCAGAAGATGCGGTTTCTTATGCGTTAACTTCTGCGTCTACTTCCAGTGTGGATAGGATCCGTTTTTTCATGGGCACCCAGAAATTCCTTGCGACGGGAACCTATGCCGGGATGCTTAAAGTTAACGGGGGTACAGATAGCATAGCTTTATCTGCGACAGCTATTCAATCTTTCCCTGTAGATAATTATGGAGTGGCGGATATAATGCCAGTGAATTTTGGTAATTCTATTATTTATGTTCAACGCGGGGGCGAGGTAGTTTATAGTTTTAAGAATAATTTTCTTAGTGATGGGTACAAATCTTTAGATGAGACTTTACAGTCTGATGAGATAGCTGTTGGTGGTATTACGCAGATGGCATACCAGCAGGGAAACCCAAATCAAATTTGGGCAGTTGTAGGTGATGGCCGGCTTTTATCTTTTGTATATCACGAAAGTGAGGGATCTTCTGCGTGGAATGAACATCTTATTGCTGGGGATGGAGACGTATTGACAGTAGCCGCGCAACCACAAGATGATAATAGAGACCGGGTATGGATTGTGGTAGAGCGTACGATCGATGGCGTTACCCGAAGATATGTAGAATATTTAGCAAAGAACCCACGTATACCAGAACGCCAGGATTTTTATACCGGAAGTTCTTCTACGAATAAAGCAGTAGATGATCTAAGTTACCGGAATTTAATGTTTGAGGCACAGAGAAGACAGGTGCACTTAGATAGTTGTTTGAGTCTGGACACTACGCAGACTACTTCTATTACTCCTTCAGCAACTACTGGTGAAGATATTTTATTTACGTCGGATGCCGCGGTATTTGGTGCGTCCGATGTGCTTCGTAAAATTCAAGTTAAATATATTACCGGGACTGAGCAAGGTATCGCAGTAATTACAGAGTATGTTTCGGGTACTCAGGTTAAGTGTAAGATCCTTAAAGATTTTTTAAGCACCAGTGCTATTGCTTCTGGGGGCTGGTATTTTACTCAGCGTACTATTAGCGGGCTAGGACATTTGGAGGGCAAGACAGTAACTATCGTCGCTGATGGTGGGATCCATGCGGGCAAGACCGTTACTAATGGCCAGATCAGTTTGGATGCCCAGACAGCCTATGCTATGGTGGGCCTCTTTTATTTTGGCCGGATCAAGACGATGCCTTTAGAACTCTTGATGACTACGGGTATTACTCCGGGAAAAGAGAAGACAGTTAATAAGATTCATTTATTGTTTCGGAATACTTTAGGGGTATCGTATGGAACAGATCCATATAATATGCAGCGGATAGGATTTAGAGATGGGGTGCAGTTTACTGATCGTCCAACATTTTTGTTTAATGGACCTAAACAGCAACCAGGTTTTGATAACTCTGGCGAACAACGAAGTATGTGGGTTGTTCAGACAGTTCCGTATCCATGTACTCTAAACTCTATGATTTTTGATATGGACATTAGTAGCGAGGAGAAATAGTATGGCGGCACCACTGATGGTGATAGGAACTCTTTTTAGTATGGCTGGGAGTATGAGCCAGGGGATCTCTGCGTTAAATGCGTCTACTCAATTAGCTGGGGACTTGCAAACAGAGGGCAGTATTATTTTTCGTGAAGCGATGCGTACTGCGGCTATTATAGAGGAAGAAGGGTATAAGTTTGCAGCCGAACAGTCTCTTCAGTATATTAGTTCTGGAGTTCATATAGCCGGGTCTGCACTTATTACTATCGCTCAGACTAAGGCATACGCGAAAGAAGAAGCCGAAGCGGTTAGGTCAAGGGGGAGAGCGGAACGAAGTTTAGCCAATCGTAAAGCAACCACGGTACGGAATGAAGGCCGGGCGGCTTTGATAAGTGGAATGACAGAGGCGGGGGGCACTTTGTTTTCAGCCGCAGCAGCGGGGCAGAAGGGGAAAAAACCACCACCACCACCGTCATCACCCAAGCCAGGAGGCGTTGAGTAATGGGTAGAATAAACACATACCAAAGAAAACAATTAGCTTCTCGAGCAGTCGGTGTTGCACCGGCTGATCGATCTGGGCAGATCGTGGGTGCCGCAGTAACCAAATTTGGGAATACAGTCATCCAGGAAGCACAGAAGATGGATATGTATTCTGAGATGCAGGCCAATACTTCGGTTATGGAATTTGGGTTGGCATTTCAGAAATTGGGTAATCAGACCCAGCGAGAAATGGCAGGAAATCCTGATGGGTATGAAACGAAGATCCTTGATGGCGGGCAGGAGTTAGTGACTGCTTTTGCTGACGGTATTGAAGATCCGATTGTTCGTGGAAAATTCTTAACTTCAGCTAATACTATCTTACGTGCGGGAGTAGCCCAGGCACCTATGTGGGCAAAAAAGCAAAAGGAAACTAATGCAAAAGTAGCGATTGTTAAAGGACTCCAACAGGCTGCTATTAGTACCGGGGAGACGCTTACTAAAGAAGCGTATATGCAAAATCTCTATACGTTTGAGGAAGAGATCCTAAATAAGATTCCTGATGAAATGTTTTCCTATGCGGAGAAAGAAGCGTTTGTACGTAAAGAAGGTCCAGCTACTTTGGAAGCACATTTCAGTAATCGAATATTAAATAGCCCGGAACAACTTAAAGCTGATCTTATGGCTGGGGAATATAATAAGGTTCCTTTTTATACCGCGGAAATGAAGACTAAGTTTATCGGAAAAGCGGAGACAAAAATACGACAACAGAAAACACAACTTAAAGAGGATCAGACAGCTAATTTTTATGATTTGTTCGACCGACAATTAGCAGGGCAGTTATCAATTTCTGAGGTTCGTGCGGCACGGATGGCGGGGAACCCTAATGACAGCATAACAGCGGCCCAGGAGACAAGACTTATATCTAACCTGGTAACTAAAATTCGACTAAATGCCAAGAATCTAAAAGAGAGCCAGCTCGTTGCGGAACGGTATGTTACTCTGGTAGAAAAATCGTTTGATAATTTGATTGACCGAGCTGAGGTATTAGACAAATTGATAGATGTATATGCAGACGGGGATATAAGTCCAGAAGAGAGTAAATATCTGGCCAATATGAGTGCTAATCTTCGAGAGACGCTTACTGCTAAAAAAGCAGATGGGGCGATGAAGTCTTTAGAAGTCATAAAGAATCGAGCACTAAGAATATGGGGGTCTGATAAAAAACAACTGGCAATTCGTACAGCTACATATACACAAGACATGGTTATGGGAATGATGGCTGGAGCTCCTGCTAATTCTATCGTGCGCGGGAT